TTTTATTTTTTATAATTTAATTAATTATAAATATTAATGTCAAATACTTCCAGATACATAGAAATCCGTCCCGATAACATTCCCGCTGATGGCAAGATATCTTTTAAAAATGGTTTTCCCGTTCTTTCATTCACTATATCAGCCCAAGAAGGTATGTTAGACCCAAGCACGATAAGAGTTGTTGGTGAATTCAATGCTTTTAAAGATAACCTTGCAGACCCCACTCGTTTAACAGATGGTGATGGTGTCACTATGAATAATCGTCTTGGTATTTACAATGTTATTGAATCATTAACCATTAGAGCTCAGAGATCCAAGATGATATGTGAATCTATCCGATCGTATTCAAAATTTATGAATACTTACCTTGCCTGCACTAGTTCACTACAAGACCAGCTTGGACATCTTTCCCAAACATGTCTTATCCAACCCAATGCGGAAACATTTAGAAAATCTGTTATGGAAAATGCTAGTGATGCCGTGTCTCAAACGAATCAATTTTCTTTCCATCTTCCGTGTGGGTTCTGCCAGTCGGGAAATATGGTAAATCTTAGACCGGATGCTTTTGGTGGGATTCAAGTAGAATTACAATTACAACCGGACTCCAATGTATTGTTTAATAATGCTGGTAGCACGACTGGCATTGGTGATTGCCACTATGAATTATCTAATCTTAAATTAACTTGTGAAGTAGCAGACATCCCGCCGGGTGAATTAGTAAATGGTGAATCGCAAGGTGTTTATGAATTTAATACCATCACTTCTTTATATACATCAATAAACAGCACTAATGCTCAGATCCAATATAGTCTTGGATTATCAAATGTTATCTCTGCATTCATGACATTTATGCCTGTATCTAGCATCAATACTCTCACCCAAGATAGTATGGCGACAATATATCCATCGGGTAATGGAGTGGGTGATTCATTCCTTGCACCAATCCGCCGTGTCCAGTTCCTTAAAGGTGGTTCCAAATATCCTGCCGATTTTGATTATGTAAATAATATCACGGATACTAATAATACCACGACTGAAATGCCGGATCCTGAAATTGTAAAAGGTCTTGTAAAGGCAGTTCATCCGGATACCGGATATTCAATGGAGCGTCTCGCATTATCTGTTGCAAATATGAATCGTGATTACAGAGTTTTAATGCAAGCATCTAGTGATGCCGGATACAACAATATCCCGGAAGGTGGTTCGGTTATGGGTCTTGGTGTAAAATATGGCATTGGAGAAGCGGGTGAAGATTTCAGTCAAGAACAGTTTGGTGTATCTATTGACAGTGATCTCAAATCGGATAATCCCATCGGTGTATTTATATTTATTAAGTCTCGTGCCCAGTTATTATATTCTCCAACTGGTGTCCAGCTCCGTCAGTAATTTTTTCTATACAAATTTTTTTAATTAAATTTTTTTTTGTTTATTTATATTTATGATATTATAAATAAAATATGTCTGATTCCCAAGTTATGCCTTCTGAGCCTTCTGATATTCCAAATTTCCTTATGTTAGACCAAGTCCCCACTAACTATGTCCAGCAGTTAGAGACAGATCTTCTAGAACCGGTTGTATTTCAGCAAGGGACTGAAACTAGTGATGGATTTGCTAGATTCACTTTACAAAATAAAGGTTTCTTACATTCCCATTCAAAAATATTTTTATCGGTAGAACCCGAAGACAATGTTAGTGAAGGTTATTTCCAGCCCCATGTCGGCGTTGCCCAAGTAATTAAGAAAGCGGTATTAAAGATTGGAAATAAAACATTAAATGAATTAGATTCGTGGGATTCCCTTCATGGTGTAAAGAGTTCATTAATTTCTAATGAAAATAATGTCCAAAGAGAAATGTATACAACTGGTCGTTTCCTTAATCACGGATTTAAATACAATGAAGAATCCCGCTGTCTTGCAGATACTTATGGTATTGATAATGGTGTTGAATATGATGGCACGGCTCTCTCTATGCCGGATTGGTATGTTATGGATTCTGGTTCTAAACCCGAATGTCCATCATTTGCAGTTGATTTAAGTGATCTCTTCCCATTCTTAAAGGTCAATCAGCTCCCATTATATATGATTAATGAACCAATCAATATTGAATTAACCTTCCATCCGACTCGTGATAAACGTGTTCAAATTGGTAGCGGAGATACGGATCAGCAGACAATGAATATTGTTCGTGATGAATTAAAATTCTGTGCTGATTACATTTACTATGGTGCATCTGATGAGATGATTCAATATCAAAATGCTAATCGTGATTTATCTTTTTCTTTTGTAGATTATCGTTTAGTGGAACATACAACGAGTGGCACTGAAATAGCATCGGGTGTCGTTAGAAATCTTGGTATGGCGAATAGAATGGTTCCGAGAATTATTACGGTTCTTCCGGATAGTGGTCAAGGTGAAGATACCCTTCTTGGTGGAAATAACTCGCAGGCACCAAGTTTGAGTGCTGATGGTGTATCATCTGCCACAACTGGTCTCCGATACAATGTTAGATACAATGATAGATTTGAATTCACGAGTGATGTAGATAATTCTGCTAGATTATTCTCTTCATTTACTCAGTCGGAAGGTGTTCCTTTTATCACTCGTCAAGAATTTTCGGACCAAGGTGGTGTTGCTGGTGATATCACCGATGATACACTCCAAGGTCAAGCACAAAAGGCTAATCTCACCGGTAATTTCTTTTATCTTGGAACTAAATTAACAAATGGTCGTGTTGGACAGCGTGGTCTTGAATTATTCTTAACTGGTGCTTTTGATACTAGTGGGACTCCCCTTGATCTGATGCGTAACTACTGTGAATACATTCGTGTAGCCCGTCTCACTGATGGATTATTTGATGTATTCAATGCGTAAATAGAAGATATCTTCTAAATTTCTATAAATTTGATTTTCTATAAATTTTTTAAAAATCTAAAAAATTAAACCATTTAAAAAAAAATCTAAAAGTAATTATAAATAATGAGTATAAATCTAACCATTGAAGAATTAGAAACAGAAATTAAAAAAGTAAAACCAGATATCAAAGACACTACATTAAATACATATGTGAATCAATTAACAAAGATAAAAAGTTTATTTGATGCTAAAAATTATGATTTTATTTTGGAACCAGAAAAAGTTTATAAAAAATTAGATGAGTCGGTAGAATCTGATTTAACTAAAAAAAATTATATATCACCGATAATGATTTTATTAAGAACCCAAGGAGATAAATATAAAGATCTCATTGAAATATATAATAAAAAAATAAAACAAATATCAGAAGATTATAAAAAACAAAATAATGAAGGTGTTATTTCAGAGAAACAAAAACCGAATTTTATATCATATGCAGAGTTAGAAAAATATATTAAAAAAATAAAAAAAGATATCACTCCATTAAAGAAGGCAACATTTATAACTAGTCAAGATCGTGATTTATTTCAAATCTATATGATGTTAGAGTTTTTAATAAGATATCCTTTAAGGAATGATCTCTCTGGAATGAAATTATTAACAAAAACTCAATTCAATAAATTAAAAGAAAAAACAGAAAATTATCTTGTAAAAGAAAAAAATAAAATGTTGGTTTATCTTTATGAATATAAAACAAATAAAAAATACGGTGAAATAAAATTTGAAATAGATAAATCAATGAAAACAATCTTTAATATGTATATCAAAAGATTAAATTTAAAAAATGGAGATTATCTCTTGCAACAAGTTAGAGACAAATCATTGCCATTATCCCCCAATAAATTGAGTCAGATGTTACTTAATAGTTCACAAAAATATATTGATAAAAATATATCAACTACTATGATTAGAAAAATCGTGGTATCTCATAAATTTAGCAAATACAAAGATGAACAAGAATTATTGGCTGGTATTATGGGACATGATGTAGTCACTCAAAATAAAATTTATGTTAAAAAGATTTGATAAATTCTGCACGAACATTTACCACATCTCTGTCTTGTCTAAATCCTTTGCCACAATCTCTATACTGATTTTGAATATAATATTCATTCTCATTGTCATTAAATTCCCAATAAACCATTCTATTAACTAATTTCCAAACAATAATATATCTTCTTTTATCACCATTTTTTTTGTTTTTAATATATTCCCTTAATTTTGGACTATCAAAATAAAGAGAATCTATATTTTTT